GTTCAGTAAACCTACTCTCACTTTTAACGTTTGGTGTCCAGTTAACTCTGGAGACGTTGAAAAACTTTCGCTTTCAAGTTTTCTTTAGACCACGCTCTACGGCCTTTGATGCTTTCAGATCCACGGTATTGGTTATCAACCAAATTCTTAATCACCGAAATGCAACATGAAACAACATGTTGCGACGCTTTAACCCACCATCACTGTTGGTTTCTCGGAATTGCTCTAACAAAGCAGCCCAGAAATTAATCCGGCCTACCCTGGGCTTTCCCTTGAGGCAGCAGACGTCACCTGCATTTAGGGGCCCCGTTTGCACACTTTCAACCTGTGGAGGTGCTTCTCCTTCGACATCTACATGTCTCGCATTTTCTTCGCGATTCGAGCACGTCTTCGAACGGCTCTCATTTCATTAATGTCTTTCGTCATTGGGCCTTGGATCTTTTTCCCAGACGGGGTTGTTCGTGATCCACTTGCCAAGAAAGCATTGTTTCTCTTTGCCTTTCGCGTTTTCTTTCTCGCAGGCTGAGCTTGAACAATCACTGCTTCTGTTTGTCTTGGATACTTCTTAAAGTAAGGACCAGCAATAGCTTGACCCCCAGCCGATATCTTCTGTGCGATCGGATGAGGAATGAAAGACAAAAAATCAGATACTTGTTGCACAACATCCATGAACCATTCGCCCATTGGATTATCTTTGAAGCAAACACCAGGGGGCATCTGCGACAAAGCATGTGAATAGATCTCCAAAGCAACAGGATCAAATTCAGCTGAAGGGGTCGCCAAAACAAGCAAATCCGCCTCATTCTGATCAACAAATCTTTCAAAAACCATATTTACGTTCAACTGTATTGTAGATTGTGCTGACAAACCAGAGAAAATCGTTCCCGATGTGTGAATTGGATATGCCTTTATTGCCAAAGGACTCACCGTTCCTGCTGGAAAACCAAGAGATACGGCATTTGCATGCGCCTGGGGAATTATCCAATCCGAAGTATTATTAGCTTCTTCTATATCATCAGTGGCGGACCAAAAAGTCATGTTGTAGTCAGGAACCATCGGTGGATTCTCATTTGAATGGAAGGATGAAACAACATAAGTTCCTTCAGAAGCATCCCAAGTTCGGGATCCGGGCATCAGCATAATCGTTGCCAATGAACTAGGTGGTCTTCTAAATAGAGTTGCAGTTCCTCTCAACTGACCAGCTGGATAAACAGATCCTTGAACTAGACCATTCACTCCCTGGTTATTTCTCCCTTGTTGCATTTGACGAAAAACTGTTACAGATCCCTGTTTTTGCAGTGTCGCTGTTGTGTTCACAGTTTCATGTGCAATAGCTATCAAACGGCCAACTCCAGTTGTATAGGGTGTATTCGCCTCTATCACTCCTATGTGCACAGTTGTTGCTAAAGTTGGATTAAAATCAGTTCCTGGTGCAACTGCATACGCATGAACTCCCCCCCACTGAAAGGCGGCTGTATTGGGCCAAACAAAGGTATTGTTCTCCCTTTGAGTTGTCATCGAACAAAAACGATTGTCAAGAACTGGAAAGGCCACCACCCAAAGATCCCAATTTGCTGGAAATCCGGCCCCACCGGGGCTTGCCAGAGAAATTGTTTGTTTCACCTTTTGAACAACTGAATAACCCGTTTCTACATCAGGCCATCCCGCTAGGTTCTTCAACTCTCTGTCATGAAAGGGATCAAGGGCATTAATCAACCACTCTTCACCTTGTAAAGTCATCTGTCGGTTATTCACCAAACGTTTTAGGACATTTTCTGCTCTCGCAAAAGCTCTTGCTTGAATACCAGTGTCCATTTTAAAAAAATTTCAAATTTAAAGCCATTTGTGGGTTTACACCTTGGCCAGGCTTAATTTTGAATTTGAAACATTGCCTTGAAGCGTATAAGTTGAGCTTCAAAGATATCGGATTCAGCCATGTAAAAAAAATTAAAATGACGACTCAAAACATCCGATTCAGCTCCAGTGTAGAATGCCATAATCGCTGCATCCTCCGGAACACCTAAAAACGCATAGGATTTTATAACAGAATCACTCTGTTGTTTTTGAACGAAATCACTTTTAACCAGGTTTGCATATGCTGCTTTAAAAACCTGGTAGTGTTCCGTTGGAAAAGACATCACCATCAATGTGAAGGCTCTGCTCACAAATGCTGAGGGGGGAGTTGTGTCATGTTCATAAACCATGGTCGTTGCCAACCTGATTGCATTATACTTTGGTAACCACACTCCTTCCTTTTCAACAAATTCAGCACCTAAAAACGATAACTTGGTCAACGATGCATCCTTTCCTCCATGGAAAAATTTTAATTTAAGGCCATACTCAGCCAAATGCGCCGCCAAAAATTCCGGTTCACATATATATTTAAATTCCTCATCCACTGAAAACACATTATCATCACCATACAGGCAAACCACCTGTGATGAGATTTTCATCATCAATTCATGCACTTCAAGATCTACGTTTCCTATATCTTCTTTGTAGGCCTTATACAAACCCGCAGCAAAGATAAGAATGTGACAAAAGATATTATCCCTTGTTGTTGTTCCTGTTCCAGAAGCATTTCCATAGTCTTTCAAAACCAAATTTCCATTTGGTAGCCGAAGATGATACTTGATTGTGTGTGTCATCATCCAAAGAAACTCTTGCAAAGAGTCTCCTTTTAGACCCGAATATTTATGCAATACTCCATAAACATCAGGCAGGAGAGGTATAAATTTGTCCCATCCACTTACATCGTAACAACCTCGATATGGTTTTTCCAGCAATCTTTCAGCCAAGTTATGAAAACCACCTCGATATGGATTAAATCCATAGTACGACCATTCCTTACACAACATCTTATTTGAGATGCGCTTTCCAAATTTTAACTGAGACCACAGCAATGGAAAAGGGGGAATCTGGAAAATTCTTATTTTCTCATTTTCAATTTCTTTTGTAGGTAGAAACTCAACCTTTCCAGAAACAGAATAAACAGGTACAGTGTCCGTTCTATTAATGAAATTAGAATCAGTTTCCAAAAAAGGAACCAACTCTTGTTTGGATCGAAAACCCAAATAAGTGTATGGGAAACCTGGACTCTTGGTCCAGTCTATATAATCACAGATTTCCTCCACATTCGCCTCACAATCAGACATAATATCTGAATAAAATCTCTCCAAATACAACACCGAAAACAAGTGTGCTTCTGGATTCTCCCGAAAGGGAGCTGGGGGTCTTTGATCCCAGGATAAAATTGTTTTTCCAACGTTATTTCGTCGGGGCATAACACATGAAAATTCTGTTCCTGCTATCTCTTTAAGATCATAAAGTGATGAGGACCCATAGTTCTTTGAGTAAATTGATTCGGAGCGAGAATGAAGACGCCCATTTGTTTGCTCTTGGGCTGGGAATTGTCCCACAATCACTAAATTCTCATACTCCTGAGGTCCACGATAAACCCTCAGCTGAGGAATGTCTCCGAACCTTTTTAGGGGGTAGCTTTGGATCGGGACCCCAATCCTTTTAAAGAAGAAGCTAAATTGTTGCCTCCCCTCTTTTGGTCAGGACCCAAAGATCCATGATGAATGCCAATCACTGTTTTTGACTGACTATCATAAACAGCTGATCCACAACAAAACACCGCTGTACTCGCTGAATGGGTTATAACACCCGTTTTTGGATCAAACGAATAGCTAGTCGCAGCATATTCTTCAGCCATTGTCATTGGATTAAAACCCGCATACGTGCAGGGCTGTTTTGCATCCAAAAAGGGCGATCCCACTTTCAAAGGGGATGCTGGCAATTGAAAACGATTTGCATCACACCTTCCATAGGATTTAGGTCCCGTTCCAAAAATCTCCCACAAATCATGTGGTGGAATGTACAACCGCTTTTCACCTGAATAATAATAAACACCTCCTACGATTTGGTGCTCTGTCATGTAGACAAAAGTTTTATCTCCATCCTTTGCTTTTATCAAAGATCCATAGAAATCTGGATTTGAGCACTTTTCATTGTGTGCTTTTTCATGATAAATTCGCGTTAAACCAGAATGGATACAAGGAATCGATCCTGGGCTAGTGTCATGAATAGAGGGACTCTGAGGATAAACATTTGATTTTGAGTTTCGTTGTTTCTTCACTTCCTTCCGCTCTTCTTTTGACATTTTTGCCCACTTTGATGAAGGCACAAGACCTTTTGAGGCCATATAGGAGTCCTTTTGCTCTTGTGACATCCTACTCCATTCTTCCGCAGAGAAACCCCCTTTGGCCTTAACCCTTGCATTGGTTTGCCTCATAAATTGTTGTCCTCCTGGTCGAGGGGGAGGTGATTCAACAGCACTTTTATATCCCGTCTTCACCTCTTTATGAATAGTTGGTTTCACCTCAACAACAGACCTTTCCTTCTTTTTCTCCTTTCGCCTTTGGTTCCGCTCTTTTCGCTTTTGAGCCTTATCCTTTGGTTTTGGAACAAGAATATTACCATTCTCATCCACATAGGTTCGAGACTTTTGAGGAATTATCTTCTGAGGAACCTCCTTCGCCTCACTTGATACCGAAGAGTTTGAGTTAGAATCCCCTGCCGAAGGACATGGACTTGCCTCCGAATCTGAACTTGTGGTGTCTGCAAATCCATACATAATATTCTCATTTTTCCGGGATCGCTCCAATGCTCTTTGCATCTCCTTTTCTGTGAAACCCTCCCAAGGATTCACGGGCTGTCCAACATTCACCGGACGCTTAATATCTACCGGTGGAGGTAGAACTATCTTTTCCGCTGGGGCTCTAGGAGGTGACACTTTAGGTTGAGCCAAAACAGGTGTTCGATGTGGATGAAGAGATTCATAAACAGGTTTCACAGGGGGGCACGCAAAGGTATTCGTTTCCGCCGCTTTCAGCACCCACTCCCAATTTTCCGTTTCAATCTCTCCAACCTTAGTCTGCATTGCGTTTGTGTGATTCGCACACATATACCCTAACATTGGATTACATGGGGGATCACTACAAATTACTGCTTCAAAACTCACAGACTGGGCCGACACCTTTGACTTGTTTTCAACCTTCTGATACACATCATACATCTCAAACAAATTCTTCTGGATTCGATTCAACTTCATTTTCAAATCCTTCAAAGTTTTCACATGATCATCATTATTTTGATTCCCATGTACTTGGATATTATAGATTCTGTCTTGCAATTCCGCCATTATTTCAGCTTGTTCATCGGCCCGTTCTCTCTCTTCCACTGTCATAGCCGCTCGAACATTTTGCTTATGTTCTTGAAGGGCCTTCATAACAATCTCCTTTGCATTTTTCTCTTGATTCAGAGCTCGTCGTTTGCCATTTGTCATATTTCTCATAGCACGCTTATATCCATGAGGCTCCGACATCACACAGAGTTCATGAAACTCATCTTCTGATGAGGCGAGAACTTCAGCAATCACATCATGCATTGTCGCTTCAGGTTCAATAAGTTCAGACACAATAGCCGGGATTTCACCAATAGATGCCTGGGCAGTTACCTTTTTTGTGGTTTCTGCTAATTTTCTTAGACGCTCAGACTCCAAATAAGATTCAGTTCCCATTTTCACAGCAACTCCGGTTGCCGCTGCTACCCCACAGGACACCAACAGCATCGCCGCTAATGCAAACTCCATCGAATAGGTCTCCATTGCTTCACCAAATTTAACCAAAATTTTTGTTATGGCTTCGGTGAATGTCATTTCTGGCAGTTTACCACTTGCAAAAAAGAAATGAAGTTCGTCAATTCCGTCTTTTGTGTGAACTTGTTTCATATCCAATCGAAGAGTTCCTAAGCGAACAGCTGAACCGATCATCTCCATCTGCATTCCCAACACATCCAAATCCTGGTACTCAACATCAGTTGTTAGCAATTGGTGCATAAAAAACTGATTTTTCGAATCAGCCTGTTCATTGGTATAATTATAAAACACTCGCACTTTATTCATTCGCACCTTTGAAAATTCTTTTTTCGGCAAGGGTGGGGGAACATAGTTTTCAACATTGTCAGCCTTCGCGGTCAAAATTGCCTTTGAATGCTCCTCACACCGAACCCGGTAGTTCTTATCAAGTTCTTCCTGACTTTGCCTTCGTTTTCCCATATAATCCTTCACGTTACAAGAGAGAATCTCCCATGACCCAAGGGTTGCCTCTTTTATTTTGGCTTCATCCTCTGGTTCTTCAAAATCAAAAGACTTGTGAACAGCTCCATCTTTCTCATCAAAGAAAGTTTTATTAATGATATTGTAGGCTCCTCTGACCGACGTTATTGTTCGCGTCAACTCAGAAAATGCTTTAAAATCAAAACTTATAGCCATATTCGCCAAGCCAAGAATGGCAGCAAATGCAATCAAAACATCAGCCATGATTCCCATTGAGGAAAAGTTTCGAGCTTCACTATTTACAGTCTTCAAGTACTCCTTTGTCATACAGGACAATTTTTTTACTATTGCCACAAAACCAACCGATGCCGTCAAACACGTCCCTATTTTCAACATATCTGGGAACACATATTTGGGATTTGCATACTGAAGAATATGAGTTGACAAAGTTACACACCCTGCCAATGAATAGGATATTGCAGCCGTTACAGCCACATCTTCAGGTTCTTCACACACACCGGAAATACCAGTCGCAATCGTTGCCATTATTGTTGAAAGACCTCCCACAACAACAGTCGGGTTTTCTTTACAGAAACCTTTACCACTATTCCATATTCCGGACATAAATTCTTCAAATTCTTTTTTAAGCTCCGCTTTTGTTTCATCAACTATGTCTGCTAAAATTGGAGAAATTTGTGATTTCATAGCCTGTTGAGTTGGTGATAAAGCCTTTTTTACCGCCCTTTTCTCTTCCTTAGTGAGAGGGGGGTGGGGCACATCATTATTTTTGAAAGGATCTTGGATCCATTCAAGCAAATTTTCCCAGGGGGTTTGTGGAACCTCCCGTAAAGTAAATGGCTCGCTATCACTAGGATCAGC